GGTCCACAAGGTCCACAGGGTCCTCAAGGTGTTGTTGGTCCACAAGGACCGCAAGGACCACAAGGTCCAACTGGTGCAACAGGTAACTTTGGTGGTGCAACATTTGACTATACGTTTAGTGCAAATGACTTCCAGGGTGATCCAGGCACTGGTAAGTTGCGTTTGAATAATACAACAATCACATCTGCAAATAAGATGTGGATTGATTATTTGGATGACAACGGAACACAAATTCAAAACTTCTTGACGACCATCGATGACTCAACATCAACGATTAAGGGTCACTTCCGTATTAGCAATAAATCAAATTCAGCTGATTTTGCTCTCTTCACAATTAGTGGATTGACAGATCGCACTGGATACTTCGAAGTTGATTGTGCTTATGTTTCAGGCAGCGCAAGCAGTTTCAGTGATGCTGAAGATATTGTAATCACTTTTGCTCGCACTGGCGATAAAGGCGATACAGGTGCTGTTGGTCCACAAGGTCCACAAGGTCCGCAAGGTCCAGAGGGTCCACAAGGTCCACAGGGTGTTGTCGGTCCGCAGGGTCCACAAGGACCACAAGGTCCAGAAGGTCCTCAAGGTGTTGTTGGTCCGCAAGGTCCGCAGGGTCCACAAGGACCACAAGGTCCTCAAGGTCCTCAAGGCGTAACTGGTGACACAGGTCCTCAAGGTCCACAAGGCGTAACTGGTGACACAGGTCCACAAGGACCACAGGGTCCACAAGGACCAACTGGTGCAACTGGTGGCTTTGGTGGCGCAACGTTTGACTTTACCTTTGATTCTAACACTACTGATAGTGATCCAGGACAAGGCAAATTGAAGTTGAACAATGGCACTGTCACTGCTGCAAATAAATTGTGGATTGACTATCTTGACGATAGCGGTACAAATATCTTCAACTTCTTGGCAACAATTGATGACTCAACATCAACCATTAAGGGTCACTTCAAGATCAGCAATAAGTCTGATCCAAGCGACTTTGCATTGTTTGTTGTAAACAGTCTAACAGATAAGACAGGTTACTTCGAAGTGAACTGCTCTTATGTTTCTGGTAGTGCTGCAGCATTCAGTGCCTCTGAAGATGTCTTGATTACATTTGCTCGTACTGGTGATAAGGGTGAGGCGGGTCCAACAGGTCCATCTGGTCCTTCTGGTCCTTCTGGTGGTCCACAAGGTCCGCAGGGTCCACAAGGTCCTCAAGGAGTTGCAGGTCCACAAGGTCCACAAGGTGTAGTTGGTCCGCAAGGTCCACAAGGCGTAGTTGGTCCACAGGGTCCTCAAGGTCCACAGGGTCCACAGGGTCCAAGCACTTATGACCAATCACTAAACATTGCTGATCCTGTAGTCTTCACTAGCGTGTCAACAAATGTATTGAATGTCAAAAATGTAATTGAGGCAACCAATGCATTGTCTGCTGCAACTGGTACTGTTACGCATGACTGTTCGCTTGGACAAATTTTTGTTCACTCAAGCATTACTGCAAACTTTACTGCCAACTTCACTAACACAACGATTCCTGCAAATAATGCAACATCGTTCACGCTAGTGTTGAATCAAGGTGCAACAGCATATGTTCCAACTGCGGTTCAAATTGGTGGTCAAGCACAAACTGTAAATTGGCAGGGTGGTACGCAACCAGCTGGTTCAGCCAACAAGAAGGATGTTGTTTCCTTCAGTGTTGTGAACAATAATGGAACGTGGATAACACTTGGTCAATTGACGACGTTCGGATAATGTTTAGTTCATTCAGTGGGTCCAGAGCATTTGGTAGGAAAGGGATTTCCTACCTTGCTGGAGTTGTAGCAAGAAGATATAACGGCGGCTATTTTGCTGACGACGTTTCATGGTTCGCCTCGCAAACAGTATCTTCTACTACAATTCAAGTTGGTTCAATATCTGAACCAGGAAGTGATGATGGAAGTGATTTCAGTTATCAATGGTTGGGATATTTTAGACCAACAACAAGTGAAACATATACATTTTATTTGAGTAGCGATGATGCGTCATATATGTGGATTGGCGCAAATGCTATTTCTGGATTTACAACAGGAAATGCAACCGTAAATAATGGTGGGTTGCATGGTGTTGTTGAAATGAGTGGAAGCATTGCATTGAGTGCTGGTGTATATTATCCAATTCGAGTTCAATTTGGTGAAAGAGGTGGTGGTGATGTGTGTACGTTTAGTTTCTCCACAGCAACTATAAGCAAAACAACAGATACAACTGGAAAAACTTTCTACAATCCAGCTACAATGGGTATTTAAATGTTGGGTTCATTTAGCGGTTCATTTAAATTTGGTAGAAGAAAAGTTGGTGTGCTTGATATTGTGCGCACTAATCTTCAACTTTATCTCAATGCTGCTGATTCTACAAGTTATCCTGGTTCTGGAACAACTTGGACAGATTTGAGTCCAAATGGATATGCAACAACATTACAAGGCTCACCAACATTTAATAGCACACACTTCACATTTGATTTTACTGATTACATTGATACTAATCAAAGTTTAGCATCAGAAGATTTTTCTGTTGGTGCATGGTTCCGCACTAGTTCTGCTGGCATTAAGATGATTATCTCAAAAGAAACTGCTGCAGGTTGGCCATGGAATTATCGCATATGGATGAATGGTGGGTTAATTATTGGTGATATTGCAAAATCAGGTGGATCAAGTAATTCTATTTCTAGTCAATTGAACACTTATAATGATGGATCTTGGTATTATGTTATGTTTACAAGAGATGCATCTAAGTTACGATTATATGTAAATGGAATTGAAGTAAACAATACAAACACAACCTTATCTTCTATCACAAATTCGCAAGAAGTTTGGTTTGGATTGAGCGCGTATTCTGGTGGAAGTTATCAGTATTATGGGGATTTAAGTCAAGTGTTCATCTATAATAGAACATTGACTGCCTCTGAAATATTACAAAATTACAATGCAACTAAATCAACATATGGCTTATGAGTGAAACTGATTCAAAATTGGCAGATATTCTGAACACTGATTATATCCCTGTTGTAAAAGATAACAGTGATAAACCAATTACAATTCATCAAGATAATGCTGAAAATCCAGACGCGGATTATTCTCGCGCAAACTATTATAATCTAATTGAGAAAGGTAACGAAGCACTTGACGGCATTTTAGAAGTTGCAAAAGAATCACAGCATCCACGCGCATATGAAGTTGCTGCCAACATGATTAAAAATCTCTCTGACGTCACAGAGAAACTTATGATTCTTCAAAAGCAACAAAAAGAATTGCAACCTAAACACGAACAAGCAGCACCAACTAATATTAATGTTGACAAAGCAGTATTCGTAGGAAGCACTGCTGAACTATTGAAGCAACTAAAGAATGAATCAAATAACAGCTAAACTCAAACATTATCTTGGTAATCCCAAGTTAAAGCGAGTGAATATGCAAATGAGTCTCACGGAAGATCAAATCCGTGAGTTTATCAAATGCTCAGAGCATCCAGAATATTTTATCGAAAACTATGTTAAGATTATCACGCTTGACAAAGGTTTTGTGCAGATCTCATTATATCCGTTTCAAAAAGAAGTTGTCAACGACATTAATAATAATCGTCGTGTAATCGTAAAGGCTGGTCGTCAGGTTGGTAAGACCACGATCATTGTTGGTTACATTCTATGGTATATTCTTTTCAATCAAGACAAAACAGTCGCGATTCTTGCAAACAAAGCCAGCACCTCTAGAGAAATTCTTGCTCGAATTAAATTGGCATACGAAGCATTGCCAATGTGGATTCAACAGGGCGTTAAGGTATGGAACAAGGGTGACATTGAATTAGAAAACGGATGCCGTGTGCTTGCTAACTCTACTGCATCAAGTGCGATCCGTGGTTTCTCTATCTCGCTTTTATATCTTGACGAGTTTGCGTTCGTACCAAGCAACATTGCTGAAGACTTTTTTACATCTGTTTATCCAACGATTTCTTCTGGTGAAACATCTAAGATTCTTATGTCGTCAACACCAAATGGAATGAATCACTTTTATAAAATGTGGACTGAAGCAGTAGAAGGATTAAACGGATTCACGCATGTTGAGGCTAACTGGCGTCAAGTGCCAGGAAGGAGTCAACAATGGGCAGACGAACAGCGTCGCGTTCTTGGAGAACAAAAGTTTCTTCAGGAAATGGAATGTGAGTTTATGGGTTCTGCGGGAACTTTACTTTCTGCAGCTGCGCTCAAATCACTTGCTTTCGTCAAACCGATGCATCTATCCGAAAATGGAATTAAGGTATATCAAGCACCAATACCAGAACACACTTACGCAGTAGTCGTCGATACATCTCGCGGAAAAGGTTTGGACTATTCGGCATTTAGTGTGATTGATGTAACCTCTCTTCCATATCGACAGGTTTGTACCTATAAAGATAATAACATAAGTCCTTTGGTATATCCGTCTATAATTAAAAGAGTTGCTGACTATTATAATCAAGCCTACGTTCTTGTTGAAATAAACGATAATGGTCAGCAGATTGTGGATTCTTTATTCGAAGATTACGAGTATGAAAACATCCTTTCAACCGTTGACCTAAAGGGTAAGATTGCTCTTACATGGGGTTATGGGAATAAATCTTATCGAGGCATACGCACCACAAAATCCGTTAAGCGATTAGGATGTTCTTTGCTTAAAAATTTAATCGAAGGACAAAAACTTATAGTTCAAGATTTCGAAACCATCTCAGAACTCTCAACATTTATTGCAAGAGGATCGAGTTACGAAGCTGAAGAAGGATCACACGACGATCTCGTTATGACTTTGGTATTATTCTCATGGATGACAAACCAGCAATTCTTTGCTGAACTTACGAACGTCGATATCAAAGCAAAACTGCACCAAGAGCAGATGAGACAGATTGAAGAAGAACAACTTCCGACTTTTTTAGGTGGACATATAGATGTTGATCAT